TTTTGAATTGAGAATTGAAAATTAAAAGTTGTGAATTAGAAAGGAATTATTTGTTACATTTCACTTTCAAAATATAAGTAATCGTCGGATCTCCGGACAAAAAATATTTACCGGTTTGTATCGAATCCTCACCGATCACCTCGATACTTTTGCACTTATCTTTGAATATCACATCGACGGCTTTCAACCGGTCTTCTTTTTTGTTTCCATCCCAGCCAATTTCGACATAATTTAAAATCGATACTTTGTAATCGTAAGAATTGTCATCAGCCGTATCGACCTTGATCTTGCCCTGCGCCGTCATCGTCCCGATGTGTGTCGGAGTTCCCGCGCACGAAACCAGGACAAACCCGCAGCAAATCATCAAAAAAAGTATTTTCTTCATTGTAGCCCCCCTTTGGTTTTTTAACCAACCTTCTGAGGGCTCATATATAGCACGATCTTTTTTATTTTACAACTTTATCCGTGACCTCCGCTCACCTTTCTGCATTTTTTACACACAGCAACTGCCTGACCACCCCTATCTTCAGATATCCACTCGTGATCACAATCCAAATTAAGCGCCTCGATAATTTCGTTTATTTTTTCAGATAGCATTTCTACTATTTTTTTGAGAACCAAAATATTTTTACCATGGCTATCCAAGTATGCAATTGACCCAAACGATAATTCTTCTCTCACAGATTTTATACAGGCTTCCATATCTTCCGGTATTTTTATTTTTTCAATCATCTTAATTCACTTTTCACATTTCAAAACTCAAAATTAATTATTCCGCATCTTCCGGCGGGTTTTTCTCTCTGTACCGCGTCAGCACCCTAAAATATTCATCCAGGTTGTCGGCATAAGCATACCACCGGTTGTTGATCAATTTTGCCGGCATGCCTAAGGCTATAAACTCTTTAAACAACACCCGGCTGGAAATGCCGATATAATTCATTATCGCGTCACAGCCGATAAGTATTTTATCATTGGTCGTCATTTATTTTTTATCCAAACACTTCCTTGTTTACCACCTCGCACCCAGTTTTCGTTTTGAGCCGGTATCACCGGTTTTTCTTCTTCCTTTTTCGGCTGTTTTTTCTGCCAAAATCTAACCCCCAGGATCTCGGCGGCGGCCAGGCCGTAGCCGGACACGTCCCAGCCGTGGTTGGCCATGGACTGGCGCACCTGCCAGATCCCTTTTTCGTCCACATACTCGGAGGTCATCTGCCGGGCCCAGTCCACCGACATTTCGGCGTGCATGTGCCAGGCTCCGGGGTCGTCCGGGGCAATCTCCAGGGTGTTGGCCAGCTTGTTCTTGAAATAGGTGGTGTTCACCCGGGCCAGCATCACCCCGCCGGCAATGGGCTTGTTGGTGCCCGGATACACGTCGATTTTGGACCAGGCCACCGGCTGGTTCATGGTCTGCACTCCCTTGAGGGCAAACACCCGGCCGCGGTTGACCCGGCACCAGTCGTACACCTCGGAGGTGCGATGACCGCCGGAGTCGATCACGCTCAAGCGCACCAGGTATTTTTTCCCCTCCGCGTCCAGGTAGGCATCGTCAAACAGAATTTTTTCCAGCTGGGCAAAGTTGGCGGCAAAACCGTTGCGGATCTGCCACGACTCCTGGGTGAGGCCATAACCCCAGGCGCGGATCTCGTAAAAAAAGCCGTTGTCCTGGGTGTCAATGGCGCCGGTGAGCGCGGCCACCACGTTGCCGGACGGCACCAGCCCGGCGGGGCGCTCATCCCGCAGCGCCAGGATGTGGTCCTCGTCCCGCTCATCCGGGTAGTCGAGCCAGGGTATCGCCTGGTGGCCATTACGAAAGTCTTTGAGCTTGGTCTTGTCCTTTAATCCCCGCAAAAAGGCCGCCGCCACCTCGGACAGACCCACAAAAATGGACAGCCACGACGGGATGTGAAAACCGATTTTTTGTGGCCGGTGCTTTTTCAGGTGAACCATCAACTCCAGGCCGGACTCCCGCTCGATCCAGTCACCGTTTTGCACCGCCCGATTTCGCAGGTCATCGTCCCAGGTTTCCCCGCACTCCGGACACTGGTACCAGGCCAGGTTTTCACCCTCGACTCGCTCCGGATCCCGCTCATCCTCCGGAAACTTGATCTGCTCAAAGGTCATGAGATGAAAATGGTCGCAGAAGGAACAGCGGACATAATAATCAAAGACAGCCTGGGACTCCACGGTCAAAGCCACCCAGATAAAGCCTTCCTCGATGGTAGGACTGGAGATCTTCCACTCTTTATAAAACCAGCGATAAGTCCGGGTCCGCTTTTCTCCCAGGGATATGGGATCCGTCTCTTTTTTTCCGCTGGTCTCCGGATATTTGTCCGTCTCATCAAACACCAGGTGTCGGATGGGCTTATTGGCCATCCGCGCGGCGGATCGTGCCCAGGCCATATATATCGGCATGTGCTGCAGGTTGATCCGCATAGACGACACATCGTCATCCACGCCGGTGAGATAACCCCGGAGCCGGGCCGATGATTCAATCATGGGGCGGATCCGGTCCCGGGAGTTATCTCTGGCCGTCTGCTCGTCCGGATAGACGTACAAAACCGGCCCTGGCGCCCGGTCGATGGCATATCCGATGCAGTTATTCGCCGCCTCGGACTTGGCCACCTGGGGCGCTGCGCAAACCGTGATCACCCGGACGGACGGGAAAAAAGACGCATCCATCACCCCGACCATATACGGCGTGACCCGGTTTTTCCATCTGCCCGGCAGCCCGCCGGTGGTCACCACCCGGTGTTTTTCACACCACCGGGAAACCGGGATCTGCTTTCGCTTGCGAAGTACTTTTTTCTCCGCAGCGGTAAACGACCCGAAGTACTCCAGCTTTCCGGACTCCAGCAACTGATCCGCCAGCATCCCCGGCAGCCAGGATGGGGATTTAATTGTGAATGTTGTTTGATTTAAATTCATGCTTCCGTTACAAGTTCAAAAACCCGATCACCCACAGGGTCGTGTGTAAACCACCTTATTTTTTTATTGTTCTTTTTAGCGTACTCAACTTCATTGGTTGTACTCTCCCCAATATAGTCCATATAATTCACAACAAATATTTCATCAGAAATATCTATTTTCCGGAGGTGGAGTGCATCCATTTCATCGGCAACGCCTTCATGCTCTGCAAGATGGTCAGGGATTAGACCGGAACAATACCATTCCGGCAGTAAGTGCAGCCCCATTGTTATCGCTTTTTCATCACGCTCAATAAACCAGGCACATACTGCCATTATATCCACAAATCTTGACGATCCACACATTGTTACTATTTTAGTTATTTTCATTTCACTTGACCCCTTGGATCCTCGCATCCTTCAATTCTCAATTCACTATTCTTAACTCTCAATTATCACTTGGAAGTTATCCAGGCTGGCATACTCGTTGAGCGCCTCGTCCAGCATTCGCCCCAGCATCTCCTGCAGCACCGGCACCAGAGACGGATCGCCCTTGACCGCATCCGTCAGATCCCGGCACTCCGACATGAACCGGTGGCGCAGGCCCGCATCAAGAGCGCCGGCCCGGCCGGCCATTTCCATTTCGAACTCCGACCGCAGGATGTACTTCCCCTGGGCCACATCCTGCTTGAACTTCAGATCCGACACCTGCTGGCGAAGTTTTTCCACCTCCATCTCGCCCTTGCTTTTCTGCAGCTGCTGCAGCTCGGTATCGGAGATCTCCGCCGGCTTTTTCAACCCGGCCACACGCACATACCGGTCAATATCCCTTTCCAGCACCGACCCGTCCGGCTGAATCCGCAGCAAGCCGTCGCCGGCATCCTTGTACAGCTTGGTTTTACCGATCTTGAACCCTTCCCGCCGCAGGTGCTTCAACACCTCCAGCCGGTTTTTCACCGCCGGTTCGGGGCCGTCCCCCTGCATCTCCGCCAGCATTTTGGACGCCTTTTCCAGGGCTGCCAGGTTTTCCGCGGTGGGATCCTGTTCCACTTTTACCCTGGCTTTGTCCCGGGCCTGAATCAATATGTCGATATCTTCCGTCATCTGCGCTGTATTATTCTGATCTTCTCCTGGTAAGCCAGGTTTGCCTTTTGTACGCTCTCCAGCCGGCTTTTCAGCCGATGATTTTTAATGTTCAGCTCCGCCACATGCAACTGCAGTCCCTTGATATCTTTTTGCAGCCGGATCAGCTCTTTGCCATGGGTCACGAACACGGCATCGATCTCGCGTCCCCGGCCTACTCCCCACCAGAACACCGGAGGCACCGCCATCGCAAAAAGCGCCGCAACGATTAAATATTTATATTTTTTCATACGAAATGTTGTTCTTACAGCATTAATCAAAATATATTTCATTTACCGCTTTATCGATGGCTGTTTTTAAAGTTTCTCTAATTTTTTCGACTTTATTTTC